TGACCATTTAATATAGAATGGCATTTTAATTTGCGTAAAGTAAGGCGGCTAGGCCATTTTGAACCCTAAGGATATTGTAGTTTACAGCATATATAGGGTCTAGGATGTTCATAGACTCACTCATGAGTTTAACTGTATTTAGACGACTGAAATTTAGTGTTCCTGTGGGCTGAAGGGAACTTGTGGAAATACAGAAGGGGTACAAGAAGAAATCTGGTGATGCTACAAAGTTAGTGTGATAATAGTGGGCTACATCAATAAAATGAGGTTTACCCCAACGATAGTTGGCTAAATCTACACCATTAACATTCAACTTGATTTTGTTTGTGGGTGATGTGAGAGCGCTATTAGTTGTAGTGTTAGAAGATGCCAAGTATTTCACGGGGTGATTGAACGTAAGTTCTTGTATTTTATTTCCAGATGGAATACTTTTTTGTACTTGGGTGATGAGGATGTCATGAGTACGAGAAGCAATATTTCCACGCTCTTCAGTATCAAGATAGTAATAATTGGCGTAACATTCTACATTGTAGTTTGCAGCTTGGGATGCCCAATTAATCCTAATCTCCACATTATGGTAGTTTAATGCAACGATTGGGATAGCTAGACTAGGACTTTCACAATGGAAAAACCTAAGCGGATAGAAGAACGACCGAGCAGATATACCTGGGTGGGTACCTTGAGCACTCTTCGATACATTTGTGGCAAAGGTATCAACGGCAATATTCTCTGTGAATACGGCATCTTGTTTATCGACAACGGAACCCCCAATTAAGAGCTCGACGCTTTCGATAATATTATCCCACCTTTGGGAATCGAGGGCGGTTGTATTATCATCTATAGTGAAATATACATGACCTAAAAGATCACCAGATCGTTCAAATTGAACACTGGATAACGAGTTGTTTCTCACCGCTCCGTGGATTGTTTGCTTTTCGACGGATTGTGAGAAATTAGCATGCCTTTTGAAAGTTGAATTGAAAAACGACACTTGGGGATCACCTACGATCCATTCATCCTGAGCGCCGGCTGCCATCAATTGAACAATACCTGGGGACATGGTATACTATAGTAAAAGGAGAAAATTACAGGTTGGCTTTTCTACACACGAAACGAATTATTAAAAAATTATCCTTAGCAGGACTTGATGGCACAATTGGGGTACCATCTTGATTACGAATGTTAACAGTGAAACGGTCAATGCTGCGAATTGGGTTCACATATTGAGTCACTAATGAATAGTTATCTTTGTAAAGAAATGTCGCAGTACCTTCACCAACAATACTAGCGAAAGAATTACGAACAACACTTTTAGACGCTTGGCCATTTGGTTCGTTAGAAGCACGCTCAGTGAAAATACTATCAAGCTCCTCAATGGAAACGTAACAGTGTTTAGTCGCCGTGGTGGTGTTAATTCTAGCAGCTAACAATTTAGCCTGTACAACATTTTTCAGGGGTTGTTGAAGATGACAAGTGAATGTATTGGCAGTAGTCTGTCCAATTGAATCAATAGTCACGGTGTGATATTCGTGTTGAAGGTCTGGAATCAACTGAGTAGGAGTTGTAATCAGCGCCATATATTATTAGCTTAGATTAAAGATCCACCAATTCCATCTGTGATTTCATAACCACCAGCTTGCGCGGAGACCAACTTCTGGGCACCACAAACACCCCCTGGAGTTAAACCCTTGGCGTAAGGGCCACCTTTCTTACCAGAACCAGCGGTACACTCGAGTTCGACTGGGAGATCGAAGACGGAACCATCATTGGAAGTTTTGGTGGTAATGGGTGTATACTTACTGCTTGTACTGGACTTAAGAGCCCCGAGAGCAGAGATGACCAAGAGAAGAATAACAATCATGGTGAGAGCATTGCGGCTGACACGATTGAGAGAGGAGAACATTTATAATGAACCAATATTTTTTTAAACTGCGTTAAAGGTAATTTTTTTAGTTTCTACATAGAGAGTAGATGGACGAAGAGATCGTAATCGATCGAGGAAATACCAGTGTTATGAAATTGGATGCAGATGAGCAGGCCATAATGGATGAGATTGAGATTTCCGCCCCCCGCCCTCAGCGTGTACCTAGACCAACTAGACCCACTTATAATCCACCCCCCATGGCACACCAACAGGAAAGTATGGATGCCTTTGTGAACCCCAACAAACAGACTAACCAGAATGCTTCGGCTCCAGATGAAGAAATTGACTATGGTGATGGTGACGAAGATGCCAATTTTTTTGACGACGCTGATGATTATGGAAATCAGGGAGGAGGACAGGAGGATGAAAAACCTACGAAAGGGTACGGTTCAATTGACGAGGAGAAGGCTGATCTTATCAACAAGTTGGGACGCCTGGAGAAGAAGGGTTTCACTGTAAACAAGAGACTCAACGCCTACTCAAATGTTGATGAACTTAGATCCGAGGTTAAGCGTATCACCTACAGTATAGATGTTGAACAGTCTATTCGTTTCTCGCGACGAATGTTGGTGGCCTGTGTAACAGGTTTAGAGTTTCTCAACAAGAGATACAACCCTTTCGAGATTCAGCTAGAGGGGTGGTCTGAAAGTATCATGGAGAATGTTGACGACTATGATGGTGTCTTTGAAGAATTGTATGTTAAGTACAGGTCCAAGATTTCGGTTGCTCCAGAGATTAAGCTGATTATGATGCTCGGTGGATCCGCTATGATGTTCCATCTTACCAATTCTATGTTCAAATCGGTGATGCCCAACATGAATGACGTCATCAAGCAGAACCCTGATCTAGTGAAGAATATGATGAGCGCTGTTCAGAATACCACTCGCCAAACTGACGGTCCCGCAACGGAGGCTCCTGTTGGTGGAACTGGTGACTACCAGATGCAGGGACCTGGTATAGACATCTCCAGTCTAATGGGTGGTATCATGATGCCCCCAGCGCCTCCTATGAACACCACGGCCATTTCAGCGACTGATAAGCAGATGGAAGATGATGATGATATCTCTGACATCATCTCCATCTCGGGTGACTCCACTGGTGGTGAGGTCAAGGAAGTCAATGTGGCGGCAACCAAGACGAGGCGTACCAGGGGAAGGAAGGCAAAAAAGGAAATTAATCTCTAAACATATATAAATGATAGCTTACTATCCTTTGGAGGAATTGGATCCTCCAAAGCCACAACAGAAGTCTGTTGGTAAGCCTGAAAAGACTCAGGTTGGCTTAGAAGAAAGTGAATTGAATTACATCGTGATAGCTTTCATTGCCGGAGTTATCGCCTTAGCTATATCCGACGCCATCAGGGCGTAATTGTTTCGTTTACCGCGGGGTTATCCCTCGTAGTAAATTTAATAAGTAAAAGTTACAATATTCTGACCAGCACCAAAACTATCAACTTGTCCGACGTTGACATTATTTTTGATACTTTTTAAGAATCCACCAGTGTGTGTACCAGATAAGGATGCGGTTATAAGTTCTACATGAATATCATATTTGTATATTCTACCCGATCCAATGTCATGGGGTGTAAGTAATACACCTTTCTTCCCCACAGTAACATTTGGACTCCATGGGAAATCTGAATCACCACCAAACAGGTTCTTTGTACCCACGGTTATCTCGTCGTCTAAACTACTATTCGTGGTTCCATCGTGTGATCCACCTTGGATCTCCAAGACCATTGTACTCATGTCACGAACAGCAGAACCATCCGTCTTTCTGAGCATCGCAACAATTTTGGCATAAAAAGCTGGCATCTTTTCGGGGGTACCTCCATCAGCGAAGTATAAACGAACACTTTTCGCTGCCGTGGATCCCAGTGTAAAACTTTTAGAGTATCGCTTACAACCAACTTCATTTGAACCTGAGATAAATCCACCACCAACGTGTAATGCTGTGGTTGCATCTGAACCACCCAAATCTACAGCTACCTGGTTACCCAAATCAATCTTACCATCAATCTGAAGATCACCAGTAATTTCAGTGTCACTCTTTACTACTAAACTTCTCACTGGGTCAATAAACACATTACCTGTGTGATCTCCATAAATATTAGAAACACCACCAGTTGTCTTAAATTCTAAGATGGCATTACTCGTTGCGTGCTCTAAGCGTGCTGTACCATTGTAAACAGTAAAGTGTTCACTTGGGTTTACGGTTCCCACACCCACATTTGAAGTATGTATTATATGAATACCATCTGCCTCGGTTCCCCCATTTACAGCACCTATCACTGTACCATGTACGGAATGGGTGGAGTCACTGAAACCTCTTACATATCCACCCTTACCGGCATCTGTTGTTAGACTTATACCCGCCTTTTTAGTTCCAGAATTAGCGGGACTTTCGAGTTTGAGAATATCGACATCAGTGGTCAAAGCTGAATATACATGTACATTAGTGTCTGGTGAAGATGTCCCTAAACCAAATAGACCTTCTTCAGTAAAACGAGCATATTCAATACCACTTTGACGGAATGTAAGAGCTGAAGAAATATTGTCTATGACACCTTTATTACCACCAGTAGTCACAGAGAAAATGTCCATCACACCGGTTATAACTTTAGAACCAGTTGCGAACTGGAAACCACCATCTACGAATAGACGAGAGTTACCACCCGGATCAACCGATGTACCAACAAGTACACGGTCTTTGTTAACAGTTAATAATGCATTTTGAACACTAAGTTCGCTACCTATGAGGGCTTCTATCCCACCCTCAGTTAAACCAGTACTATCATACGTCTGAAATATATGAAGTGGTGCAACTGAACGAATCCTATCTGGACCTGTTACTGATGCGAGTGCACCTTCATTACCCTTAAATGTGACCAATTCTGTTTTACCATCAGTATTATAATACCTTTCGCGTATAAACGTATTACCTAATTCATCCGTTTCAACACCTGTGAATGAGAGTTGATTACCGACAATTACATTTCCGTTCACTTCTAAAGGGACTCGGGGGGCATCGGTGCCAATTCCCATATTTCCCGTTGAACCGGATATAAAAATTCGGCTAGTCGCCGGATCGTTAATCACATTAGGATTTTTAGTGAGTCTAAAATCTACTGTAGATCCTGTGACACCCATGGAATAACCTTGTGCACCGCTTATAGCTGCGGGTGAGTTTCCCGCGGTTTGGACAAACGAAGTAAACGCGTTTGCTGCCGTGTGATCCGCTCTGACAGTCATAACCGCGTCATCAGCTGTAAAATTTGGATCGGAACCAGTTCTTTCACTATGAATAAGCAAACCATTCGTATTAAAATTACCTATACCAGATGTAATGATTTCCAGGTGACTCGATGGTGTAGTTGTACCTATACCAATTCGTTTATCACTTCTCCACGTCATCACATGTGTTTC